CCCCCGCCACTACATCCTGTTCGTTTGTGATGTAGCGGCCATTGATCTGATAGTCGGCAATACGAGTAAAGATGTTCGACAGCCTGCCGACGAATACAACCTCGTAGTCTATCCGCTCATTCAGGATAAGCACCTTGCGCAACTGAATGACCCCATCGAACACGGGGGCAGAGTCAACATAGACCTGAACGGCTGCCTTTTTATTCGGATTGAAGTTTATTTTGATGTTCGGCTGCCCCGATGTTATTATGTTGCTCACGGCCACATCGAACACATGACCAAATAGCTCATTGTTATTCACGGTGCCTGGACATCGAACGGTCTTGCTGAACTCAGTCGCGCGTGTCTCGGGGTTGCGAACATCAGACACCTGATAATTGAATGAAAAGGCCATGCCCGACTGAACATCGAGCGAATGACCCTCAACACGTACTTCGGTATTAGCCACGGTGCGTTCGTCCGTTTAGTGCGTACGAAAGATCAAACTGCGCATAGATGACCCCATCCTGAACACCGCGCATCGTGCGGTATTTCTTGTTGAGTATGTTCATGGCTATAAACGTTCCGTCTGATTGCTCAAGGTACACCTCTGGCGAACGGTGCAGAGTCTTCATCCATACGCTATCCGCATCTGTCAGGTGGTTGCTGTTAACCGTTAACCGCATGGGTACGTCTGAGGCATATTCGACCGTGCCGCGTGATTGTGTCGTGTATCCGTAGCTCACGGGCCGCGATGCGAGGATATTGTGTTGCCGACCGAATGTTGACCGCTCAATATCCTCTTCAATAACCGACTTCAATGTGAACGTGTAGGCATCGAACCCGCCCAACGGATTGAGCCAATGCAGCCGCACCCGTTCGTATTTCGCGCAGTCTGAGATGTTGAAGGTGTATGTCTGCCCAACGGTGAAGCCGCCTGAATTACGAAACGTCACGGTGTAGCTGCCTGCCCCGATAAACGAGACGGGCGAACTCATCGCGGCAAGGTCGCGGGTACCAACGGCCACCCGTGTGCGTCTGCGCTTGCTTATGACCGATGGAATGATTGTGCTGCCTATTGATACCGAACCGACCCAATCAGTGAACGGATTCGCGTATGTGTATGTGTTCAGTAGCCCGCCCGTGTAGTCGTATGTGCGCACCCGCATATCATAGGGCGAGTCTTCCGTATCAGTCAGGCAATGCAGAAACAGGCTATCATTGCTGCCGATGGTCTGAGTGTTCGCTGCCGTGGTAAGGCACCCAACGCCCGATGCGTTTAGCAGGTAGTCGGCCTGATCGTACGAAAGAAAAGGCACAGGGTCGAACACCGCGTTAAACACGTAATTCATTGGGTCGGTAAGCAATATGATCTCCTTGGACACCCATGCGGTGCCGTTGTAGTATTGCGAGATCAACGCAAGCCGATACGATGTAATGCTGTTCTCTGCCAGCATCCAAGGCGAAAGGGTGTAGTCGCGCGGGCCGTGAGTATATGACAGGTCAACGTCAACTATTCGCGAGGGGTCGAACACAACACATCCGCCTGTGCCTGCGCGAAAGCGATACTTAACTACCGCGATCGGGTCTGACAGGCTGCCGTCTCGCCATACATTGATCTGCATCCGCCAGTTGGCAAGGTCGGCATCTGTTACGTTTGTTTCCCTGACTACCCACGGCTGCTGATTGTAGGCGGGCGAGTAGTCGGGTGGGCGTTGCTCAATTATCAGCATGTAGGTATATACCTCTCAGGTGCGTTTTGCCGCCAGCTTATCATTGAGCGCGTCAATCATTGCGCTGAAGTCATCGACCGCAGCCGTGCCGATTGCCTCGGCCATTTCGTCAATGATGCCTGATTTCTCAACTACATTCGTAAAAAAGCGGTTGCCCTTAGTTCCTTCGCGGGCTATCTTGCGACTGATTAAGTATGCCAACGACTCATGTTCTTTGATGGGTAGCTGACCACGAACGCCCAATCGATCAAGGACGTTAGGCATCGCAAGCCAAATGAATATCTTAGACCGTGGAGGCCACTTGCCCGCCTTTCGACCCTCGTCAACGAACCTGTAGTAGTCAGCCAGTTCAATGTCTAAGGTCAGCCTGTTAGCCCCGTTGTCTGAAATGGTGAACCCGATTGACTCTTCTAGATTGCCCGATGCCGATTGCTCACTTTGCTGCAAGCCATCAACGAGGCGGTTGACTATTAAGCCACCGTAGAACCTAACCGCTTCTGCGACTGCTGGGCCTGCCATGTTGATTTGGCTTTGTAAAACGCTAACCTGTTGAACACCTCTAAAACCGTGAGGCTAAAGTAGTAGCCCCACTTAGAACTATCGCCATTCGCTAACGTGTCCACGACATCCATCCACCCATACGTTGCGTGAAACCTGTCCACATCCTCAACAGCCGTGTCAGTGCTGCCGAATAGACCAGCATACGCTTTGAATAGCGCAGGTAGTTGGACAAAAAAAAATCAGTGTTCGGCTTGACCACGGTCACGGGCAAGTCAAGTACGGCCTCCGCCACAGCCTCATGCTCATCAGCATTGTAGTGATACCCCGACCACGGCCACCGACCGCGCTCAACGAGGCAGCACGCGAAAGCATTGTGCAGGTTCTTTGCCGCGTCTTTTTCGTTCTTGACGAAGTGCATCAGTCCCGTGAACGCCCCGTAGCTCATCGCTTTCGGGCTTGACACCACCCTATACTTCGACCCGTTCAGCGTCAGAGTCTCCTGCCGTTTGGCATCTATCGGAGTCTGCAAGAATTGAAGGGTCTGCCATACGTGCTGAAATGAGGCCACCGACCACGTTTTAATTTCGTCAATGTCTGCCCCCGTGAAAATGCTGATGGCCGCATGAACCTTGTCAATGTCGGGCGCATCTTCGCTCATCATGTCTGAATAGGCCATGTACTGCCGTAGCGTGACCTGTTGCCATGATGTGGGGACGGTTACTGATTTAGCCATTGCCCAAAAGTAATTGCAAGCGGTTGACATTCACACCATCCATTGACCAATCGCGTTCGATGTCTGCCCTGAGTGCCGCCCCACGTTGCGCAATCTCATCGGCACTCATGGCCTCCGCCTGCGCGATTGCCCGTTTCCAGTCGGTGACGTGAATTACCCCATCAGACTTGAACGGAAAGTATGGGTGCATGGCCTGAACGAATATCGGCCTACCCTTTGCGCCCGCCTCAAGTATCTTTAGATTCGATTTGCATCGATTGAAGGCTGTATCCGCCAATGGTGCGACCGCAATCGATATGTGGTCGTAGAATTTGCCGTAGTTCCAAACGTCCATCGCTGTGCCTACCTGAAAGGGCAGCTTCCCGTGGTCGCTCATCATTGCCGCCATCGCGGTGAACTCCTGTCGGTTGCTATCGTTCAGCCCACACAACAGCCGATTGCCAGTCCATCCGCGCCACGCGCCAACGGTTAGGGCCATATCAGGTAGATGGGTTGCGCCTGCTATGTAGCCGATCGTGCGCACTTCGGGCAACGGTGTGACTTGCCATTGCTCATCTTGCAGGGCTATCGCGTTGGGCACAATGGACACGTTCGGATTGAGCGGCCTGCATCTCTGCGCCAACGCCTCATGCGTTACCCATACCGCATCAGCCTGTTCAACCGATCGGGCAATGTTCGGCCCTACTTTCTTGTGTTCGCGATAAAGGATGTGCGATGAGGGTAACACCCAATAGTCGTCAACATCGCATATCACTTTTACGCCCCGTGCCCTCAATTCGGGTATCACTTGCCCCGCCTCATCGCCCGCAAGGAAACGATTGAACACCACAACATCAACAGCAACAGCGTCAACATTCGCCAAAGGTATCGCGTTAAACCGCGTTACCTCATGGCCCTGCGCTGCCAAATGTTCAAATGGTCTTGTCAGTCGGTGGTAGTCAACACCGCCATCCCTTTCGGAAACGTAGCCTATCTTCATCGAATTGAGTATGTGCCTGATCTCGCTTTCAGTACTTCCATGATCGCGTACCGCGCGGCATCGATGGCGTGATTGTTCGCATCTTCGGGTTCGTTGGTTGCCGCACCCGCCTTATCCGTCTGCCAGCAATATGACCTTAGTTCGCGTATCAGGTCGATGCTGTCTGATGTGACGAACATTCGCAGCCCCTGCATCTTCGCAATGCCTGCCCGAACGCTGTCGGGGCCTTTTACCGTTGGGCGTATCCTGAACCCGTGCCGCCTCAGTTCTTCAATGCTTTTCGGTTCGGCTGAGTCTGCTATTATCTCGCTGCCCTTCATCCATTGCAGTCGGTTCGCGATGTCGGTATTGATCAGCCCGCGTTCGTACATGACCTGCCGAAGATACACGTCCGTATCGTTGGCAATAGTGACCTCCACTACCGCTGTCTGGTCGTTTGAGAAACCCCAATCGAGGCCATAGATCCTGCGCCTGAACGATTGCGGCACTTCGTCAACCTGTGACCAGTTATTGAACACAACGCCCTGCAATGAGCCGACTTCGCCAAGGCCGTACACGCGCCACCAATTAGACCAATATGCAGAGGTCGCGGCACGGTCGCGGGCGGCCTCAATGTCTGCCCGTATGGTTGCGGGCAATGCCTCATTGTCGAGGTAGGTCAGTATCAAGTGTTGCGCATCAGGTTGATTCAGCACCTCAGTATGCGCCCAAAATTCAGCGGTCGGGTTGAAGTCGATGTAGATGTCTCCACTCGTCCTGATTGCCAGCTGATAATAGCTGTCAAAGTCTATGTTGTTCGCTTCATTCATATAGAGGATTTCGCGCCTCGCCCCGCGCAACCTTGCCTCCTGATCGGCACTAAAAAACTCAATGTAGCTGCCGTTTGTGAACGAGTATGTGAGTAGCGTTCGGTTCCACCCATCTTCGCGCCATCGGTTAGTTGACTGCATGATCTTAGCGAAGTCCTTAATCGCACCCCTGCGCAAGTGCGGTACCGACTCGCTAACAACGCTTATCTCAGATCGCGGGTGCCGCGCTGCATGGTCTATGAGGACGGCCAATATGCCAAACGTCTTTGATGCCGATGTGCCGCCCTGAATGACCTTTTTCCGCGCAGTCAGCCCGCGCAGCTTTCGGATCGCAGTAGTATAGATGAAGTCACTTGTCACCGAATAGCGGCTGTTCCGCTTTTACCTCAATCTCTTGCTTATCTGTCAGCCCATTCAACCGCTGAGTGATCGATGGGTTGTACTTGCCAAGTAGCCCGCCTGTGATTTGATCGGCCCTTATCTCTTCGCGTATATGTGAACAGATGGTAACAAAGTCATCGTATAGGCCGTCCT